ATGCTCCAGAAATTGAAACGCCTCTTCGCCGAAACCAAGCGCTCGGCGGTAGCACCGCTCATCGCCCTTCATACCCAGGGCCAGCCGCAATGGACGCCGCGGAATTATGCGGCACTCGCCCAGCAGGGCTTTGTGGGAAACCCCATCGGCTATCGCTGCGCGCGGATGATCGCCGAAGCGGCGGCCAGCGTGCCATGGCTTCTTTACGAGGGAGAGCGGGAGCTCAATGCGCATCCGTTGCTTGACCTTCTGCAGAAGCCCAATCCCGCAGGCGCGGGCCGCGCCTTTCTGGAAAGCCTCTATGGCTTTCTCGAAGTCTCGGGCAACGCCTATCTCGAGGCCGTAACGCTCGATGGCGGCATCCGCGAGCTGCATGTGTTGCGTCCCGACCGCCTCAAGGCGATTGCCGGCAGCGATGGCTGGGCCGAAGCCTACGAATATTCCGTCAACGGATCATCGCTGCGGCTCCCGGCCGAAGCGGTGCTTCATCTCAAGCTGTTTCATCCGCTCAACGATCACTATGGCCTGTCGCCGCTCGAAGCGGCGGCCCGCGCCATCGATACGCACAATGCCGCCAATGCCTGGAACAAGGCAATGCTCGACAATGCCGCGCGGCCGTCGGGCGCTTTGATCTACAAAGCACCTGATGGCCCGGGCAACCTCACCACCGAGCAATATCAAAGGCTCAAGGAGGAACTGCGGGACTCTTACCAGGGGGCCCTCAATGCCGGACGGCCCATGGTGCTGGAAGGCGGCCTCGACTGGAAGGAGATGGGCTATAGCCCGCAGGCCATGCAGTTCATCGAGGCCAAGAACCAGGCGGCCCGCGAAGTGGCCTTGGCCTTCGGCGTGCCGCCCATGCTGCTCGGCATTCCAGGCGACAACACCTTTGCCAATTATGCCGAAGCCAATCGCACCTTCTGGCGGCAAATCGTTCTGCCGCTCGCCAGCCGCACCGCCGAAGCGCTGACCAACTGGCTGGCCCCCCATTTCGGCAAGACCTTGCGGCTCGGCCTCGATCTCGATCAGGTCGAAGCCCTGTCGAGCGAACGTGAGGCGCTCTGGGCGAGGCTTGCCGCCGCCGATTATCTGACCACGGACGAAAAGCGCGCTGCCATCGGCTATGGCCCGCTGACCACCTGACGGACAAACCATGCATCACTCTCAACCGCAGCTTCGCGGAACGCGCCCGCTTGCCGTCGTGCAGGAGACGGGCGTGTTCACGGGCTATGCCTCGCTCTTCAACAAGGTGGATGCCGCGGGCGACATCGTGCTGCCCGGCGCCTTCCGCGACAGCCTGAAGGCAAGGGGGGTGTCCGGCATCCGCATGCTGTTTCAGCATGATCCGGCGGAGCCCGTCGGCGCCTGGATCGATATCGCGGAGAACGAGCGGGGCCTCGTCGTTAGAGGCAGGCTCAATCGCGATGTGCAGCGCGGCCGCGAATTGGCAGCACTCCTCGATCAGCGGGCGCTCGATGGCCTGTCGATCGGCTTTCGCACCGTTTCCGCAAGCCGCGACCGGCTGACCGGACTGCGAAGGCTGCACCGCGTCGACTTGTGGGAGATCTCGCTGGTGACCTTTCCCATGCTGGCCGGCGCCCGCGTCACCGGCATCAGGCAGAAGGCGCTGGCCGAGCTTGCGGCATTGTTCAAACCCAATCTACTGAAGGAGAAATGATGATCATGGATGGAACGACCGGACTTGAAACGAAGGTGGCGGGAGGCGATCCGCAGGACGAACTGCTGCGCGCCTTCGAAGCCTTTAAGGACGCCAATGACGAGCGCCTTGCCGGGATCGAAAGGCGCATGAGCGCTGACGTGCTGCTCGAGGAGAAAGTCGAGCGGATCGGCAAGGCGCTTGACGAACTGAATCTGAAAGCCCGCCGCCCAAGGCTGGGGCCGGAGGAGAAGCCCGCGAGCACCGAGCACAAGAAGGCCTTCGAGGCTTACGTACGGAAGGGCGAGACCCAGGGCCTCTTCGACATCGAGGCGAAGAGCATGTCGATCGCCTCCAATCCGGATGGCGGCTATCTGGTGCCGGCCGAGACCGAAACCGAGATCGGCAGGCTGCTCGCCAACATCTCGCCCTTACGCGCCATCGCCGATGTCAGGCAGGTGTCGTCCGCGGTCTACAAGAAGCCCTTCGCCATCACCGGCGCTGCCACGGGCTGGGTTGGCGAAACGGCGGCCAGGCCGGAGAAGGCATCGCCCACCCTGGCCGAACTGCAGTTTCCGGCCATGGAGCTTTATGCCATGCCGGCGGCAACACAGGCGCTTCTCGACGACAGTGCGGTGAACTTGGATCAGTGGATCGCCCAGGAAGTGCAGATCGTCTTTGCCGAACAGGAAAGCCAGGCCTTCGTCACCGGCAACGGCACCAATAGGCCCCGCGGCTTCACGGATTATCCGAAAATGGCGGATGCCAGCTGGACCTGGGGCAACATGGGCTATCTGGCGACCGGCGTGGCCGGCGGTTTTGCCGCGAGCAATCCCTCCGACCGCCTGCTCGATCTCGCCTATGCGCTGAAGGCGGGCTACCGCCAGAATGCCAGCTGGGTGATGAACCGCAAGACGCAAGGCGTCATCCGCAAGTTCAAGGATGCGCAAGGCGTTTATCTCTGGCAGCCGGCGGCCACCGCCGACGGCAAGGCGACGCTGATGAACTTCCCCGTCGCCGAGTCGGAGCACATGCCGGACATCGGCACCGATGCCTATGCCGTGGCGCTGGGCGATTTCAAGCGGGGCTATCTGATCGTCGACCGGATCGGCGTGCGTGTGCTGCGCGATCCCTATTCCGCCAAGCCTTACGTGCTCTTCTACACCACGAAGCGCGTCGGCGGCGGCGTGCAGAACTTCGAGGCGATCAAGCTTCTGAAGTTCGGCGTGTCGTAAGCCACCAAGGAACCCCCTCCGGCGCTGTCGCGCCGGAGGGGGATGAGGAACTCAAATGCCAGCCATTCTGACCACACCTCCGGCAATCGAGCCGGTGTCGCTCGCCGACGCCAAGGCGCATCTCAGGATCGCCCATGCCGACGAGGATGCCTTGATCAGCACACTGGTCATTGCCGCCCGCCAGCACATCGAAGGAGCCACGGGCCTGAAGCTCTTGACGCAAGCCTGGTCGATCTTCGCCGACCGCTGGCCTGAGGGATCATCGGTGAAGCTCATGATCGCGCCGCTCGCCGCCGTGACATCCGTCAAGGTCTATGGCGAGGATGATGTGGCGGCGGCGATCGATCCGGCGCACTACTTTCTCGACCGGGCCTCTAGGCCGCCGCGCCTCGCGCTTCGATCGGGGCGTGTATGGCCGCTGCCCGGCCGCATCGCCAATGGCATCGAGATCGCCGTGTCGGCGGGATTTGGACCGGCCGTCACCGATGTACCGGCCGCCCTTCGCCAAGCCTGCCTCAAGCTCGTGGCGCATTGGTATGCCTTCCGGGGCGATGATGAGGGAACACGGAACCTGCCGCCCGCCATCACCGCCATGCTTTCACCCTATCGCGAGGCGAGGCTATGACGAGCGCTGCCTTGGCCCTGCAGAACGCCATGAAGGCCAAGCTTCTGGCCCACCCGCCGCTGGTGAGCCTGTTGCAGGGCGCGCATGTCTTCGATGAAGTGCCGCGCGGCGCCCACGCGCCCTATGTGGCCTTTGCCGGAACCGAAACCCGCGATTGGAGCGTCATGGATGCGAAAGCCCATGAGCACTTCGTGACCCTCGACGTTGCGACAAGGCTGAGGACGCGGAGCCTGGCGCAGGAGATCGCCGGCGAGATCGATGCCGCATTGGATAGCGCGGCGCTGACGCTCGCCGATCATCGCCTCGTCAATCTGTCGCTCCTCTTCTGGAATGTCGCGCGCCTGCGCGGCCAGGACGTCTTCGGCGCGACGATCCGCTTTCGCGCCGTAACCGAACCGCTTCCTTAAGGATTGAACATGGCAGCACAGAAAGGCCGCGACCTGCTCCTCAAGGTCGATACCGATGGCACGGGCACCTTCCAGACAGTGGCCGGCATGCGCGCCAACGCGCTCTCCTTCAATGCGGCGAGCGTTGATGTCACCCATCAGGACTCAGCCGGGCAATGGCGTGAGCTCCTGGCCGGGGCTGGCCTCAAATCGGCAAGCGTCAGAGGCCAGGGCATCTTCAAGGATGCCGCATCCGATGCCACGATCCGCCAGTATTTCTTCAACGGCACGATCCGCGACTGGCAAGTGATCCTGCCCGATTTCGGCATCGTGGCGGGCGCCTTTCAGATCGCGGCACTCGACTTCTCGGGCCGCTATGACGGCGAGGTGGCCTTCGAACTGGCGCTCGCCTCGGCGGGGCCGCTCACCTTCACGGTGCTCTGATGGCCAATCTGCACCGTGGCGAAATCGAAGCCGAGCTTGGCGGCCGCACGCTGACGCTCTGCCTGACGCTGGGCGCCTTGGCCGAACTTGAACATGCCTATGGCGGCGCTGATCTCCTCGCCATTGCCGAGCGCTTCGAAGGCGGCAGGATCGCCGCGAGCGATTGCATCCGCGTGCTGGGCGCAGGCCTGAGAGGAGCGGGCAACGCGATCACCGATGAAGAGATAGCGGCCATGCAGCTCGCGGGCGGTGTTCCGGCGATGATCGCTGTCGTCGTCAAGCTGCTGAATGCGACATTCGCGCCATGAGTTTTCCCTGGGAGAAACTGATGCACCTGGGCCTGGGTCAACTTCGCCTCCCGCCCCACACCTTCTGGAGCATGACATTGAAGGAGCTTTCCGCCGCGCTGGGCCGCAAGCCACTCGATGTGAAAGCCCTCCGCCAACTGATGAATGACCATGACTGAACCTGCAATCGATCCGTCTTTCGCGGTTGAAACCGCCAGGCTCAAGACCGAGCTCGCCGATCTGACGCGGCTTGGCGAAAGCTTTGGCCAGTCGCTCACCCGCGCCTTCGCGTCGGCCGCCGTCGATGGCCGGAAACTGTCGGATGTGTTGCGGTCACTGGCCTTGTCGCTTGCCGATCGCAGCTTGACGGCGGCACTCAAGCCGTTGGGCAGCCTTTTGGGTGGCATCACGCCCTTCGCCGATGGCGGCATCGTCAATTCGCCCATGCTCTTTCCCTTTCAGGGAGGTGTCGGCCTCATGGGCGAAGGAGGTCCTGAAGCCATCATGCCGCTCGCAAGGAGTGCTGATGGCAGGCTGGGTGTCAGGGGCGGCAGCGCGCCGCAGGTCACCGTCAACATCGCCACGCCGGATGCCGCGAGCTTCCAGCGCTCGCAGTCGCAAGTGGCGGCCCTCGTGCTCCGCGCTCTTGAGCGCGGCAACAGGAACATGTGATGCCGGTCTTCGACGAAATCAGATTTCCTACCGCCATCTCGCTGGGAGCGACCGGCGGTCCCGAACGCCTGACCGAGATCGTGACGCTGGCCTCGGGCCGCGAGGAGAGGAACACCCGCTGGGCCGACTCGCGCCGCCGCTACAATGCTGGTTTCGGCGTCAAGTCGCTGAGTGAGTTGCACGAGGTGATCCGCTTCTTCGAGGAGAGGCGGGGCCGCCTGCACGGCTTTCGCTGGAAGGACCATGCCGACTTTAAATCCTGCCCGCCACAGAATGCCGTATCGCCGCTCGATCAGCCGATTGGTGTCGGCAATGGCAGCACCGCATCATTCCAGCTCGTCAGACTCTATGGCACGGGCTTGCGCAACTATGCGCGGAACATTGTGAAGCCGGTGGCGGGCACCGTGCGCGTGGCCGTGGCCGGTGCTGAGACCGCGAACTTCACGCTGAACAGCGCGACCGGCATCGTGACATTCCTTCCAGGCCACATTCCGCCTTCGGGAGCAGCGGTGACCGCAGGCTTCGAGTTCGATGTGCCGGTGCGCTTCGACACCGATCAGCTGTCGATCAATCTGACGAATTTTGCGGCAGGCGACATTCCCGACATCGCCATCGTCGAGATCAGGCCATGAAGACGCTTTCGCCGGCTTTGCAGAGTCATCTTGCCGGAGGTGTGACGACACTTGCCCTTTGCTGGCGGCTCGAAACGGCGGCAGGCGATGTGCTGGGCTTCACCGATCATGACCGCGATCTGACCTTCGCCGGAACGAGCTATCGATCGCAGCCAGGCTTCACCGCCAGCGAGCGCCAGGCGATGACCGGTTTAGGTTCCGCCAATCTCGAAGTGGCGGGCGTCGTCGACGATGAAAGGCTGAGCGAAGAACGCTTGCGGGCCGGTGACTTTGACGGTGCCGCAATCGAGATCTGGCAGGCGAACTGGCAGGACGTGAGCCAGCGTGTGTTGCTGCGCAAGGGCAGGCTTGGCGAGGTGAAGCGCGGCGAACTGGGCTTCACGGCGGAGCTTCGTGGCCTTGCCCAGCTTCTGAACGAACCCAAGGGCCGTATCTTCCAGTATGGCTGCGATGCCATTGTGGGCGATGCGCGCTGCGGCGTGAACCTGAACGCTCCGCAATATCGCGGCGTTGCGACCGTGATTAGCGCCGAAGGAAACCGGAGGCTCATCGTGGCGGGCCTCGCGACATTCGCCGATGGCTGGTTTGCCGATGGCGTGGCGCACTGGACGGCAGGCGCCAATGCGGGGCGAAGGCAACCGGTCAAGAGCCACCGGCTTGAGGGAACCTCGGTTGTGATCGAACTTTGGCAGGAGGCGGGCTCGCTTATTGCAGCGGGCGACACGTTTGCGGTGACTGCCGGCTGCGACCGGCAGTTTTCGACCTGCCGGAGCAAGTTTGCCAATGGCCTCAATTTCAGGGGCTTTCCCCATATGCCGGGCAATGACTTCGTGACCTCCTATCCCAATCGCGATGATGGCGGGAATGATGGCGGACGCCGTCACCTCTGAGCGGGTGATCGCCCTTGCCAGGCAATGGCTCGGAACGCCCTATCTGCATCAGGCTTCGCTCAAGGGTGTGGGCTGCGATTGCCTGGGGCTGGTGCGGGGCATCTGGCGCGAGCTTTATGGAGACGAGCCTGAACGCCTGCCTGCTTATTCGCCCGATTGGGCCGAGGCTTCGGGCGAAGAAACCCTCGCTGCGGCAGCCAAACGCTATTTGAAGGAACGTCCGTTGGCGGACATTCGCCCGGGCCATCTCCTACTGATGCGCTTTCGCCCGCATCTTGCGGCCAAGCACGCCGCCATCGCCTCGGGCGAAGGCCTGATGATCCATGCCCAGGAAGGGGCAGGCGTTTGCGAAGTGCCGATGAGCCCATGGTGGCGGCGTCGCATCGCCTTCGTGTTTTCTTTCGAGTGATTTTTCATGGCAACGCTGGTTCTTTCATATGCAGGCTCGGCTCTGGGCGGGCTGGTGGGTGGCCCCTTTGGCGCAGCCCTTGGCCGCGCTGCGGGCGCCATTGCCGGGAACCTGATCGACCAGCAATTGTTTGGCGGATCAGCGCGCCGCGCCGAGGGTCCCCGCCTCAAGGATCTCCGCGTCATGACCTCGACCGAGGGCGCGGCGATCCCCAAGGTCTGGGGCCGCATGCGCGTGGCGGGTCAGGTGATCTGGGCCACCAATTTCGAGGAAGTGATCAGTACACAGACGGAAAAAGCAGGCGGCAAGGGCGCGGGCGGCGGCGCCAAGACGAAGGTCACGACCTACAGCTATTTCGCGAACTTCGCGGTTGGGTTGGCGGAAGGTCCCATCGTCCGGATCGGCCGCGTATGGGCCGATGGCAAGCCCCTTGAATTGGAGGACCTCACGCTTCGCTTTTATGGCGGCAACGAAACCCAGAATCCCGACAGCCTGATCGCTGCCAAGGAGGGAGCAGGCAATGCGCCGGCCTACCGCGGCCTTGCCTATGCCGTGTTCGAAAGGCTGCCGCTTGAGCGCTTCGGCAACCGCCTGCCGCAATTGTCCTTCGAGATTTTCAGGCCCGTCGGCAAGGCGGCCGAGGCGATTACCGCCGTCAACATTATTCCGGGCGCAACCGAGTTTGGTTACGACACCGACGTCGTGACACGTGAGCCCGCGGAAGGCGAAACGGCAAGCGAGAATGCCCATGCCTCCGCGGGGCGGAGTGACTGGCAGGTGTCGATCGACGATCTGCAGGCGACGTGTCCCAATCTCCAAAGCGCCGCGCTCGTCGTCGCCTGGTTCGGCAATGATCTTCGCTGCGGCTCATGCACCCTGAAACCGGGTGTCGAAGTGGCGGTGAAATCAACATCGCCGCATGGGTGGCTGGTGGACGGCGTTCCGCGAAGTGCCGCCCATCTGGTGAGCGAGGTGAATGGCGGGCCGGCCTATGGCGGCACACCCGCCGATGCTTCGGTTGTGAGAGCTCTCCAGGATTTGCAGGCAAGGGGTCTTCGCACCGTCTTCTATCCGTTCATTCTGATGGATGTGCCGCAGGGCAATGCGCGGCCCGATCCCTATACCGGAGCGGCGGGCCAGCCCGCCTATCCCTGGCGCGGCCGCATGACCTGCTCGATTGCACCGGGCCGCGCCGGAACGCCGGACAAGACGGCCGCCCTGACGCCTGAGATCAACGCCTTCATTGGCACGGCCCAGCCTTCTGATTTTGCCGTTTCGGGAACCGCAGTGACCTACACGGGCCCTGCCGAATGGAGCTATCGCCGCATGATCCTGCACTATGCGCATCTGTGCGCCGCAGCGGGCGGTGTCTCCTCCTTTCTGATCGGCAGCGAGCTCCGGGGCCTGACGCGGCTCCGCAACACCGCGACTGCCTTTCCATTCGTCACTGCACTGATCAATCTTGCGGCAGATGTTGCGGCAATTCTGCCGGCTGCCAAGATCTCCTATGCCGCCGACTGGACGGAGTATTTCGGTTATCAGCCGCAGGATGGATCGAACGATCTCTTCTTCAACCTCGATCCGCTCTGGGCTTCGCCGGATATCGACTTCATCGGCATCGACAATTACATGCCGCTCTCCGACTGGCGGGAGGGCACGGCGCATCTCGACAGGCTGGCCGGTGCCCCCTCGATCTACGATCTCGCCTATCTCAAATCCAATGTGGCGGGTGGCGAGGGCTATGACTGGTTCTATGCCAGCGAGGCGGACCGCCGCACGCAGACCCGTGACCCCATCGCCGATGCCGCTTATGGCAAGCCCTGGGTCTTCCGCTACAAGGATGTGAAGAACTGGTGGACGAACCAGCATGTCGACAGGCCGGGTGGCATCGAGCAGGGAACGCCGACCGCCTGGGTGCCGCAGTCAAAGCCGATCCGCTTCACCGAAGCGGGTTGCCCCGCCGTTGACAAGGCGACGAACCAGCCCAACGTCTTCATCGATCCCAAATCCGCCGAGAGCGCCTTGCCCCATTTTTCCAATGGCGGGCGCGACGATTACCTGATGCATCGCTATGTCGAGGTGCTCACCGGTTACTGGCAAGAAGCAGGCCCCCACAACCCACTATCCACCGTCTATGGCGGCCGCATGGTCGACACCGCCAACACCCATTTCTGGGCCTGGGACGCAAGGCCCTTTCCGGCCTTTCCGGCCCTTGGCAAAGTGTGGGCCGATGGCGGCAACTATGCGCGGGGCCACTGGCTCAATGGCCGGATCGGCGCGGCACCCATTGGCGATCTCGTTGCGGCGATCGCTGCCGACTACGGCTTCGGCAATGTTGATGCAGGAGGTGTCACCGGTCTGGCCGATGGCCTGGCGATTGAGCGTGTAGGTTCTGCCCGCGACGCGATCGAACCACTGGCCAGGGCCTGGACCTTCGATGCCGTCGAAAGCGAGGGCGTGATCCGCTGCGTGAGCCGGGCGCGGGGGGTTGACCTGGCGCTTGCCCATGATGACCTGGTCGATGAGGATGGGGGGCCGCTCTTCGATCTCGTGCGGAGCGAGGAAACGGGTCTCCCCGCCAGGCTGAAGCTCGCCTACGCGGAAGCCAGCCTCGACTACCGGACCGCCATCGTCGAAGCGCAAGCCCGGACCGCCCGCACGGCGCGCGAGGCGGGCGTTGAAGTGCCCTGCGCCCTGGAGCAGGGCGAGGCAGCGAAGCGCGCCGAAATCATGCTGCAGGAAATCTGGGCGGACCGCGAGACGATCGCCTTCCGCCTGGCGCCAAGCAGGCTGGCTCTCGAGCCGGGCGACATCGTCTCCCTCGATACAAATGTCAGTACACTGAGGATCAGGATCGAGGAGATCGCCGACGGCGCCTTCCGCCGCGTGCGCGGCAGGCTTCATGACGAGAGCACCTATGAAGCGGTGAATGCCGTGCCGCGCCAGGCAACGCTTGATGAGCGGCCCGTCTTCGGCAGGCCTCTTGTGCGGCCCATGAGCTTGTCCCTCGCCGGCCGGACAAGGCGCGGCGAGGCGAGCTGGATTGCTTGTTTTTCAAGACCTTGGCCGGGAAGCTTGAATCTTTTTCGGAAGTCGGGCGATGCCGCCTTCACGCTTGAGCGGACGATCGACGCGCCAGCCGTGATTGGCGAGCTGATCGATCCCTTGGCCGAAGGGCCGATCGCCGTTTTCGACCGCGCCAATCGGCCGCGCGTCAGGCTCTATGGCGGTGCACTCGCCTCGGTATCGGAATCTGAAATGCTGGGCGGCGCCAATGCCGCGGCCGTCGGCTCCGAAGCATCGGGCTTCGAGATCATCCAGTTTCGCGATGCCGTGTTGACCGGCCCCAAGACTTACGAGCTGGCGCATCTGCTGCGCGGCCAGTCAGGTTCCGAGCCCGAGATGAAGCCGCTCCTGGCGGCGGGTGCTGAGTTCATCCTGCTCGATCCGGCCGTTGTGCAGATGAATGAAGAGCTTTCGGATTTGGGCAGCCGCATTGTGTGGCGCGTGGGGCCGGCCAATCGCGACCATGGCGATCGGGCCTATGTCGAGTTCACCCAGGACGCGAAGGCCCTGGGGCTGCGGCCTTACCGCCCGGCCCAGCTGCGCGCCAGAAGAGACGGTGGCGATATTGTTTTCGCCTGGGTGAGGCGCACCCGGATCGATGGCGATGGCTGGCAAACCGCCAATGTGCCCCTGGGCGAGACAAGCCAGGCCTATGAGATCGATATCGTGTCGGGCGCAACCGTGCTCCGCACCGCAACGGTGACCACGCCCTCCTACCGCTATCCCGCCGCCGACCAGATTGCCGACTTCGGATCAAGCCCCTCAATCGTGACCGTCAGGGTTCACCAGATGAGCGAGGAGTTTGGCCGTGGGCCCCCGCGTGAAGGAACCTTCAATGTCTGAGACGACCCATCTTGCCCTGCCGCTGTTGCAATCAGCACAGGCGCAAAAACATGTGACGCACAATGAGGCGCTGGTGCTTCTCGATGCGGCGATCCATCTTGCTGTCCTCTCGCGGACCCTGACGGCGCCTCCTGCAACGCCAGCCCAGGGCGACCGCTATCTGGTGGCAAGTCCGGCGGCCGGCGCCTGGGCAGGCCAGGCGGGAAAGCTCGCCATCTATCAGGATGGCGCCTGGCGCTTTGCGGCCCCCAAGGCCGGCTGGCGCGCCTGGCTTGTTTCGGAAACCAAGCTCGTCGTCTATGACGGCACGATCTGGCGCAATGCCGGAACCGTGACCGAGCTGCAGAATCTCACTCTGCTGGGTGTCAATGCCACGGCCGATGCGGCGAACAAGCTGACCGTGTCATCGGCGGGCGTTCTCTTGACCCATGCCGGAACCGACCAGCGCCTCAAGCTCAACAAGAATGCGGCGGGCGATACGGCCTCCATCGTTCTTCAGGACAATTTCTCGGGCCGCGCCGAGATCGGGCTGACCGGTGATGATGACCTGCATGTCAAGGTGAGCGCCAATGGCGCGGCGTGGACGGAAGCGCTCACCATCAATCGCACCACGGGACAGGTGAGCCTGCCGCAGGGCCTTGGCAGCAACAGCGTGCCCAACGCTGCGCTCGCCGATATGGCGACCGCCCGCCTCAAGGGCCGCACCGCGGCGGGAACCGGCGATCCCGAAGACCTGACGGGCACCCAGGCGACAGCGCTTCTTGATACCTTCACATCGGCGGCCAAGGGCCTGGCGCCTGCATCCGGCGGCAGCACAACAGATTTCCTGCGCGCCGATGGCACATGGGCAGCCCCTCCCGGCGGCGGCGAAGCCAACACGGCGTCCAACGTCAATGCCGGTGGCGTTGGCGTTTTCAAGCAGAAGACGGGCGTCAATCTTGAAATGCGGGGACTCAATGCGGCATCGAACAAGGTTTCGGTGACGCTCGATGCGGCCAACAATGAGATCGACATCGACGTTGCCGAAGGCAACCTGACGCTTGCAAACCTTGCAGGCGCCATCGACCTGGGATCGGCCAAGGCTTCGGGAACGCTTGCTGCCGCGCGGTTCCCAAGCCTTGCGGGAGATGTCACGACAACGGCCGGCTCACTTGCCACGGCGATTGCCGATGATGCCGTGACCAATGCCAAGGCGGCCAACATGGCCACGGCCACCATCAAGGGCCGCACCTCGGCGGGAACCGGCGATCCCGAAGACCTGACGGGCACCCAGGCAACAGCGCTGCTTGATACGTTCACATCAGCGGCCAAAGGCCTGGCGCCTGCATCCGGCGGCGGCACGACCAATTTTCTGCGCGCCGATGGCACGTGGGCAGCGCCCGCGGGAGGTGGCGGTGGATCAGGAGATGTCATAGGCCCTGCTTCCGCAACCGACAATGCGGTGGCGCGATTTGATGCCGCAACGGGCAAGCTGATCCAGAATTCGGCTGTCACCATAGATGACAAAGGTGCAATCACCATGCCGGTGATCGCAACACCCGCCGCACCAGCGGCCGACCGGCTGTCGATCTTTGCGGCCAATCGCGGCGGCCGCCTGCTTCCGAAGTCTTTTGGGCCCGCCGGACTGGACACCGTGCTGCAGCCCAACATCTTCGGCAATTCGATCGGCTGGTTCAGGCCGGTCGGCAACTCAACGACGATCAGCTTGATGGGGCTGAACAATACCGCAAGCGGAACCGCCACCTCGCGGACCGTCGCCACCACCAGCCTTTTGGCCTCGACCCGGCGCGCCGGTTTCGTCTCCGCAGCAACTGCCGGAAGTTCGGCGGGGACGCGGCATGGGTCTGGCCAGTTCTGGCGCGGCAATGCGGCGGGTCTCGGCGGCTTCTTCTTCGTTGCAAGGTTCGGTATGTCGGATGCCGCAGCCGTGGCCGGTGCCCGCTCTTTCATAGGCCTTTCCGCAACCGCCGGCGTTCTGTCGAACGCCGATCCTTCGACCAATACCAACATTGTGGGTGTGGGCCATGACGGTGCCGACAGCAACCTGTCGATCATCCACAATGACGGAACCGGAACGGCGACGAAGGTGGCGCTTGGCGCCAACTTTCTGGCCAACACCCTCTCCGCCGATCTTTATGAACTGGCCCTCTTTGCCGCCCCCAATGGGGCGGATGTGGGATATCGCGTTGAGCGGCTCAACACCGGCGACGTGGCCTCAGGCACGCTCACCACCGATCTGCCTGCCAACACCGCGCTGCTTTCGCCTCAGCTCTGGCGGAACAATGGCGCAACGGCACTTGCCGTCGGCATCGATGTCGTCAGCCAATACATCGAAACGGATTTCTGACATGCGCCGCACCTCTGAACGGGACATTGGCGAACTCCGCGCCAGGATCGCGGCCGTCGAGAGCGAAATGCAGGGGCTGCGCCGCGACGTGCGCGAAATCCGCGACACGCTGATCGGGCTTCGCGGCGGCTGGCGGCTTCTCACCGTGATGATCGCTGTGTCAGCGTCGCTGGGTGCTGCCGTGAGCCATCTGCTGCCGGCGATCGTCTGGCCGCGCCTCTGATTTTTTCTTCCAACCAACGAAAGGGACGACGTTATGAGAGTGAATGCCGAAACATTGGATTTGATCAAGCAGCATGAAGGCTTTCGCGCCAAAGCCTACCGCGATCCGGTGGGCGTGTGGACGATCGGCTACGGCCACACCTCCGCGGCAGGCGAGCCGCAGGTGCGTGAAGGCATGGAGGTGACAAGAGCCGAGGCCGAGCGCATCCTCGCGAGAGATGTCAGCGCTTTTGCCGATGGCGTGCGGCGGCTTCTGACGCGCGATCTGAACGACAGGCGCTTCGGCGCGCTGGTGAGCTTTGCCTACAATGTGGGGCTCGAAAACTTCGCCGGGTCTTCAGTGCTGAAGGCCGTCAACCAGGGCGACTGGAAAGCCGTGGGCCGGAGGCTGCAGCTGTGGGTGAAGGCGGGCGGCGACGTGTTGCCGGGCCTCGTCAAGCGCCGCGCCGCCGAAGCAGCGGCCTTCGCCGATGGCGATGATGCGGGTCCAGCGGGCGGCCTCATCAGCGTGATCGAAATGATCACCGGCAAATCGCTCTTCGGCTCAACCACCAATCTGGCCGCCCTCATCGCGGCGCTGACCGGCACCACGACCGCCCTGCAGGCAAGCTTCAAGGAGATTTCCGCACTGACCGGCGGCGGCCCGACCTCGCTGGTGCTGATGGCCGTGATGCTCGGCGCCTCCGGCTGGATCGTCTTCCAGCGCCACCTGAAATCGGCGGAGGATGGGGTGTAGGCGGCAAGCCGCTCCCGTGACCTCGTCGTGCGAGACGCGCCCGTCATGGCGCGTCTCGAAGCACGACGGCCGTCACTGAAATTCATCCTGCGTTCAGGCAACACTCAGCAAATTGAGGGCATGGACCGGAGATCGGTAGCAGGCGCGATGCTGGGCGCAATGTGGGCGAGTACGGCGGCGGGAGCACAGGTGAAAATCCCGCGGCTGGCAGCACCCCGAACACGAACAGGACCCGTAGCACCGCCGCAGCGCCGGCCCCAAATGGCGCGGATCATCCGGCGGTTTCTTGACCAGATACCGGGAGCCAAACCGATTCATGCCAGAAAGGTTGGCCGCATGGTTCATCTTCGCTATCGCGTAGACAACCGGATTGACGAGGTTTTCCTGCCTTTGAGATAGTTACCCTTCCCCCACGTTCATCTGCCATTCAGCTGCAAGGGATTATTTACCATGCCATCATGCGGGTAAGATCAAGGCATGGTTTACCGTGGCGGAACGGGCGCCGGGAGACCGTCCACTATTCATCCGAGGTTCATGTGCACCTCTCTATAAGGGCACGCGAAAGGATGATGGATTGATGCGTTTGGCAAAGATCATGGCGGCGTTGGCTTTGAGCCTCAGCCTTTGGGTTGCCCCAGCTTCGGCAGGGCAGGTGCCCAAGCTGCAGCTCATGGCGCAGCAGCAGCCCAAGATCCAGATGCAGCAGCAGCGCCCGCGCCAGCAGCAGGTGAAGCCGCGCGTGCTCCTCATCCCGCCATCCCAGGCCGCCCAGATCGCCATTTCGCAAAATCCGGGCGCCACGCTTTTGAACATCAAGCCGCGCGGCAACAATTACATTGCCACGATGCGGCAGGGTAACCGGGTGTTCCGGGTGCCCATTCCGGGCAATTGAGACGCGGGGGCCGCCCAGTTGTCCCCCTCCCTGAAAGGCGATATTGCTGGCCAACCTCAGACTTCCGAAGGTGCCAGCATGCGCGTTCTCGTCGTTGAAGACGATCCTGACCTCAATCGTCAATTGGTGACCGCCCTGACCGACGCGGGCTACGCCGTGGACAAGGCGATGGATGGCGAGGAGGGCCATTTCCTGGGCGATACCGAGCCTTATGATGCGGTGGTCCTGGACCTGGGCCTGCCGGTTCTCGATGGCGTCAGCGTTCTCGAAAAATGGCGCCGGGCGGGGCGCAAGATGCCGGTGCTGATTCTGACCGCCCGCGACCGCTGGAGCGACAAGGTGGCAGGCTTCGATGCCGGCGCCGATGACTATGTGGCGAAGCCCTTCCACATGGAAGAAGTGCTGGCCAGGCTTCGCGCGCTGGTGCGCCGCGCG